TGACATGCCCGGGCAGCCCGTACTTCACCGTAATGGGCGGCTTCATCCTTTCGACACCTTCAGAAGATGACGACTGTGTTTGTCTCAAGGTACAACCCAAGGTGTTTTGCGAACCCCAGCGTTGAGAGAACAAGCACGGCGTTGAGGATAATAACAAGAAATTAAGGAGCTAAACAATGAGTAGCGGACAGTCAAATCCAACCATTACTCAGGTTCATATTGATGCGTCCCTGACCAATTTCATGGTCCAGTTAATGGGCGGCGGTCCGTTCATGGTCAATGAGGCATGGCCGATCATTCCTGTCAAAAAGGAATCGGACAAATATTTCATTGACATCGATCGCGAATACCTGAACCTGAAGGGTGCGGACACATTCAGGGCACCCGGCATGGTGGCCCAGAACTTCGATTTCAATGTCGAGACTGGCAATTATGAATGTGTCGAACACGCGCTAAAGCGACCCGTGGCTGACCGGATCAGGGAGAACGCCGACGATCCCTTGAAGGGCGAACTTGATGCGGTCAGAAAAATGTGCCACGCGATCAACCTTCGCTTCGAGAGCGAGTTTCACGATTCGGCCTTCACGCTTGCCAACTATCCGGCCGGACATATCATCGTCGCAGCCGCTCCGTGGAGCAACGTAGTTACTTCGACCCCGGAGCAGGATATCGACCTCGCGAAACTTGCCGTTGCCGAGGGTAGCGGCGTTGCCGCAAACAACATCATGATTCCCGAGGCTATCTATCGCGAGTTGAAGGTGCATCCCGATGTCGTTCAGTACATGGTGGCCCATAACCAGGCGGTCAACCGATTACAGACCGGACAGTTACCTCAGTACCTGTATGGACTCAGGGTTCATGTACCGGGCGTGATTTACGATGCGGCCAATCCGTGTCAGGACGCCGAGATCACCCAGCTCTATGACGACTGCGCCGTTGTGGTTTACTACAAAGACCCGACCCCTGGTCTGCAAACCGCGACGTGGGGCGCCCAGTTCAGGCACATCCGGAACGGCGAAGGTCCGTGCCGGGTCAGGACGTGGCGCGATGAGCCAGCCGAGGCGACCGTTACGGAAGTTTCGATACTGAATCACCCCAAAACCGTGAATGTTTACGGAGCAGCCATTATTACAGGCCTGTGCGATACCGGCACAAGCTAATCATCTGAAAGGAGCGGATAGCAAATGGCTAGAATTCAGAAATGTCAGGCCCGAACCAGAATCGGAGCGATGAAGATTTCGGGCATGAGAGGATTCAAAAAGCCGCGGACTCTTGGGGAAGTATTCGAGCTCGACCTCGATCATCCCGATCAGCGAGCGGCTTATAAGCATTTACTTGCTAATGGTGCAATCAAGCCGATTGGCGAGGCGTCTAAGGTGGGAGCCAACGCCCAGGAGCGGGAGCCGGTAACGGAAAAAACCGTACTGTCACCCGCCCCACTTTTCGATAAACCGCCATGTTGTGCCGAAGTTGGCGAGACTGAGCAAACGGCTAGAACGTGTAAGGAATGCGCGATATTCAACACCGAAGACTGCGTACATGATGATCCCCATGCCGACGCGAAAGATCGATATTGTTTCGTGCCGGTAGTGGAAACAATCGCCTCTGAATCGGGCGAAACGATTGAGTCGTATCCTGTACCTGAACCGGAACCCAGAGTTAGACCTGAACCCATCGGTCCCGATACCAAACTGCTTTACATTTTTAACCTCTATCACACTGAGATCGATTTCCTCACAGAAGATCAGATCGATACGCTACGTCGAATCGGGGTAGAGACGATTGCTGACATCAATACGCGTACCGATCAGGATTTGAAATCATTGCAGGGAATCGGCAAGAGTAAGATCAGGCAACTCAGGGATCTTTACGACCGATATGGAGTTGAATGATGGCCTGTTATGAAATCCTCCAAAACCTCCATACCGGATGCAACAGAAGGCCGAAGTATCTATGGCCTGCCGGTGTAGTTATCGAACTCGATCCTGACAACCGCAGGGTCGTCACCTGGCTCAATCAGAAAGTGATCGTTCGGGTTGCAGATGATACGCCGCTGACCGATCCGGCAACGCTCGCGGCGCGTCTGAAAGCGTTGCGGCTTAACGCATCACCGTCCAGAAAGCCGTTGAAGCGCAGAAGCAGAAGATGAAATGATTCGTAACATCAACAACAGGTATACGACCATTGAACGCCTGATCCTGAGTGACGGCGAGGATAATCTTATCGATGCGTGCGACCCTACAGGCGCATCAGATATTGATGCTTCCAACGTCCAGCAGAAGTTGCTCGACTTCATCTATCAGGCAAGCCGGGAAGTCGATGCGTACCTGATTAAATTCATGACCTGCCCGATTGCCGAGGCGATTACAGCCTTGACGGTCGGTACATCGGTCACAATGACCAACGGCAGCACCGCGGTTGTCGGAGTCGGCACAACCTTTGTGGCCGAACTCGAAGAGGGCGACGAAATATTCCTCCCCGACGATGAGGGCTACTGGTTCGGCGTCGTGGATTCTGTCACCGATAACCTGAACCTGGTCCTGAAATACGAGTACAACGGAAACACTGTTGCGGCAGCGGCAACGGCATCGAGACGGCGAATCACGGTACCGCCCTGGATAGAGTTACACGTCCGCAACTATGCCCTGTACAGCGTGTGGAGGCGTCGCGGCAGGGACAACGTAGATAATCCATGGTATGAAGACAAAGAAGCGAGCCGGGCGTCCCTGAAGGACTTCCAGCGGTCAAAGCAGAAGTTTGACGATGGCGGCACGAAGCGAAAACACAATCCAATACAGTCAGGCAAGACCATCTCGGATCGGGTCATGACGCAGACATCGCTGCGTAAATATACTGATCCCGATCTTGATTTCCCATCGACATGACAGGCGTAACCGTAAAATTTATCGATAAGGACAACCTGCAAGTCGCAATAAGGCGGGCATCAGCACCACCGAATTCCCGTATCCTGTCAGCGGTTGCGAGTCGGATGCGCGGCATGCAGATGCAGCATTTTAAGGAGCAGAAAGATTCGGAGGGTAAGGTATGGGCTCCGCTGAAACCGGGAACGATCAAGCGAAGGCGCATGGGGGGACGCGGCGGTGTCAAGATATTGCAGGATACCGGAAGAATGAGGGCGTCAGTTGATCGCTACAGCGACCGCGACACGGCGATAACCGGAACGAATACGATCTATGCGGCGACCCATCAATTCGGGCGCGAAGGCCGCACCTACTCTTACTATTTTGGGGAGTGGGGAGGTGCCGATATACCTGCCCGTGAATTCATCTACCTGACCGAAGGCGAACAAAAAACACTTATAGAATTCGTGTCTAAGGAGATCGTCGGACCGCTGATGAAACGTAAAAACTAATGGCTACACCTGCTGAAATACGGTCCAGAAACAACATCATCATCGACCGCCTGACTGAGATATGCCAGACGCTTGTATCAGATGTTCAGGGCACTGAACGGACCGGACGGATCGCAATGACCAACGGCTCACCAAATGTTACTGCGACAGACTCAACTTTCACCACGGAGCTTGCCGAAGGTGAATATATCGCGTTCAAGCCGGACCGCTCCGGATACGAGGCTTTCGGCTTGATCGACACAATTATAAATGATACATCTCTGACCCTTGCCGCGAACTATGACGGCGCGACCCAGGTAAGAAAAAACTTCGTCACATTCACAAAGGACGAATACTTACACGCGACCGAATACCCGTCCGTGCTCGATCTACGTGTCTACGATGCGATGATCGAGCATGAGCCGAACACACCTAATATGGAGTGGTGGTTTTACTCAGAGGAAGTGACGGATCGTGCCGAGAACGCACTTGGCGTAGTGGCCTGCACGGTCGCGGTTCATCGCCCTTCCTTCCGGCTCATGCAGCAGGAAACACAGGAGATGATTTTCGACCTGGAACGCTGGATAAACGTGCATCGCAGCGATCATACGTGGTGGGATTACATTCAGTACATGGGCTTCAGTGCACCGATCGTTTATACCGACAAAGACCAGCAATCGGACGTGTTAGTTACCACATTCTATTTTAACATCGCATTTTTGCGACAGGCCTATTGAGGTGAGACATGGAATATAAACCGATCAGGGTATTAAAGAATGTACAGGTGTCTGTGCGATCCAGGGCCGAGGCCGAGTTGCATTATCCGCACGGTGAGGTCAGGAGCGTGCCAGTACATGACCCCACGCTAAGGCTGCCCGGATATATCGTTCTCTACTACCATCCGATGCGGATCAACGTGCCGACCGAGCGGGAGATGTGGCTGTGCAATGCCGGTTATGCCGCGCTCATTCCACAGCATAAAGAGCTTGGCTGTGACGATCCGGGATCT